AAGTATTGTGTCACTTATGCCTACACTATCTTGCAAAAACAATTTATAGTGGTTAATTTCTTCTCCAAACACAGGGGGTACTATAATATTAGTTGCTTCGTACCAAGACAATCCCCAGAATACTCCTATAAAGAATCCTATAGCAAATACCATTATCATAAAGAATACAAAACCTGATAGACCTTTACTACGTTCCTCTTCTCTCTCATCCCATCTAGTCAATGTAGAAACACCAAATGTACTATAAATGAAGCATTGATTACTGTTAACGCTATATATATCAGGTTAATCTCAGTCATTCTCTACTCTATCCCTTGATGAATCAAAGTCATAGTCTTTTACATTAGCTGGTACTTCTCCCTCAACCTTCTCTTGAGCTGCTAACGGTCTAATTAAATTTTCCATGGTTGATACTCTAATTTTAAGTGCTTTTAAATAAGCTCGATACTCTTCGAGATGCTGTGTGTCATCCTTGTCCATTTATGTTCACCAATATAGGATGGAAACCATTCTCTGCCCAATCTTCCAATCACCTTGATGTGTTCTACCTATTGGGAAGCCCATTGTTTGATATGCTGTCATGTTAGATAACTTCTGTGCTTCTATCTCTAGTTCTCTTAACTCATCAGCTTCTTCACCCGGTTTTAATTTTAAATCCCAATCATTGATACCTAATGTTTGTGCAATACGTTCTAAGAATGCATCAAATAATATGTCTTGACCCCACTTAACAGCTCTGTTTGTAATTGTAACTTGCAGTCCTTCTTGACTCCATCCACTTGGTAACTCACCAAAATAAAGGGGGAGTACCCCATACATAGCACCAATAATCATCCTAAGCTCTCTTCTTATGTCTATGAATTGGAGTTCTTTTAATGAACCTGTAAAGTCAATCCACTGTGCCATGTTACGACCACCCTTCTCAGACTCTACCATTAGAGGGTGTATTAAGTATGGGTCTTCAGTTGCATGTTTTTCTAGTTGGTTCCATGCTTTTCTAAATGTCTCATAGTTCCTAGACGCAATTACGAGTAATCCTCTAGGGGGTCTCATTTTATCAAAGTACTTACGTATGTACTCATCCATGTGAGATAGTGACATTACTTTAGACCATACAGCATAAATTGGACTGAATCCGTAGATTAGCCCGGGTTTATATTTACCAGCTTTCCATATTACTTCACCCTCTCCATAGATAACCCTCTTAGGTTGTGGGATACCTATAGAATAGACTGAAGATACCTCTACAACAGCTTTGATTGCCTTACATCCACATCTAGGACAAATTGGTTTTGTTAATCTTTTATCTCTATGTTCAAATCTTGGACAGATATATACTGGTATACGTTTATCGTCATATCCTATTCTACCGTCAGAGTCTGCAATCATTGCAACTTGAGGAGGGTCGACACGTAAAATCTCTTTGATTTCGGTTTTCTCTGCATCTATCTCCCCGTTTGGTTTAATGTAATAATTCTTTAAAAGTAACAAGTAAGCATTATCAGCAATCTCCAAGTCTCTCTCAATTTGTCTCATTATCTGTGTGATGTTCTGCTCGTTGTTATTTACTGGTTTTTTGTATAGTGCCTCTAAAACCTTACGGTGTGTTGGTTCTGGTCTAATCAAATCTTTAGAACCACAAGAGTCACATTCTACGTCTTCCTTTTTCCTCTTATCGTTCTGTCTTATGACTCCCGGTTTATCTTCTGCTTTCTCTTTTTGAGAGTCTGGTTTAAGTGGTTCTTTAGCTGGTTCCTTTTCTGGTTCATTAGAACCGGGCGGTTCATCATCAGATTCACCTGCTACGGGTTTTAGGTCAAATTCTTTTCCACAGTTAGTACATTTGTATTTGAACTTCTCAGTAACTTCCCAACCGTTTTTAAAAATTTCTCTATTAAGGGTTTCTATTGGTATTCGTAACCCGTCAATGTTATCTGCTAATTCATAAATCATAATTAAAGGGAATGGAAATATTGGCAGTTTGGCACCAGTATCGGTAGCCATGTACGGCTGCATAATAGCAGGTCTAGATGTAGTCTCAGTGTACTCTTTCGTAAGCGTAGTTAAGTTCTTCCATACGTTCCTAAAGGAATCAAACCTTCCCATGTATAAGATTATTTATGCTGTGTTATAAGGTTTGTTACTCATTATTACATTTAACAGGCGTGTCTGTTTCCAAAAGACCGTCTTTCATTTCATGTAGTGAATCGAGTTCTCTGTGCAATGATTGTATTCTCATTTCAATATCCCAGAGATTTAGTGCAGTTGTTACCCTCTCATCCATGCTATTCAGTATATAAAGGGTAATATAAACCTTAGTCTTCTTCGTCTAAAACTTCTTTTATTGATTCTTTCTCTTCTTTAGATAATGGTTCTTTATCTTCTTCAATCTCGTATTCTGGTTCAGGCTCTATTCCATCTACTGCGTCTATTCCGTCTACTGCTTCTTTAAATTTCTTTGCTTCTGGTTTATATTTTTCTTTGATTTTTTGAGCAGCCAGTCGTCTTTCTCTTGGTCCACCTGTGCCTATTACCATATAGTATGTGTGTTATAGTATTATATAAGTATAAGCGTATAAGCTTATGTATATATATATATATAATCTATATGCATTCTATATGTATTCTATATATATATGCATACTATTAATCAGTTTCAGGTTTCTCGACAGTAAGTTCTACGTCTTCTTCTTTTACTTCTTTTGGGTCAGTCTCAAGTTCTCCAAACGTACCGTCTTTCCTTAAAGCAATAGTTTTAAATAATGCCTTACCTTTACCCAAATTTACTCTTTTTGCTAGGAATATTCTCTCTGACATAACGTTTATATTGAGGAACTATAATATAAAGTTCGTGGATATTGCTAGATACTCAAAAGATGAGTTTAAGAAAACAATGGGAGAGTTAGTAAAGTATGAAGAATTTGTAACTGAATTATCAGTTAATAAGAGCATACGAGGGGGAAAACTACCAGCTAGAGTATACACAATAGTTATTATGGAACCAGACGCAATAGACTTGAAGGAGATAGAGAAGATGAAGAAACAGCAACAACAACAAAATATCGTTGTAGGAAAACCTCAAGAAACTGGTGTACCTAAGAAATGAGTGCAGTAAGTATATCCGACATTCTATTATTACTACAACAAGACTGGGTACCAGAAGAGAAAAAAGACCAAATTAAAGCTATGATACTAGATACTATTGATATGGCAGAAGAAGCAACAAAGAAACTACAAGAAACATTAGGTACAAAATAATGGGAAAGTTTACCTGTAACAAATGTAATGTAAGTATGCAATGGTTACCAACTATACGTTGGGGTGTAGGAATGATTGGATTTTTCTTATTTGTTATGATGGTATTCCATTGGGGAGAGCTAGAAGCAGCTTACGTAGGAATATTAGCAGATTGGGCAGAGAATGGTTTCCATCCTATATTGGTGAACATAAATGGACAAGGATGACACACAGCCTTCGTAAGTAGCATCCCAATTATGAGCTTCTCCTACAACACATGTTTTCATTTGAGATATATCTATTGTCATTCCTCTTACTTTGAAGTGTATCTTGGCTACTTTTGGTTCCCTGCCTAACACTGACGCCCATCGTGGTGATATTTGATGTAGTGACAGTTGTTTGTGTATCTGTACGGTCCGACTCATGCCTTATCAAGTCTTGTTAGTTAATATAAGTATTGTGTCACTTATGCCTACACTATCTTGCAAAAACAATTTATAGT